TATTTAGGAGATTTGTCCAATAGTGGAGAAGTTGAATTTGATATCGGCATCAATGCCGTGATCCTTGAGAACGCTTAAGAACATCTGTTTGTCGACAGCTTTTTGGTGGAGCATCTCGATAAATGCTTCTTCGAGCTCGTCACGATCCATTCCTTGAATGGCAATTGATGCTGCGTGGATCTGAAATTCCACGTCCACGGGAAGCTCTAATGCATCCATGGTAATTCTCAATCTTAAAGGTATCCTAACAGCGCTTAATTAACTTGGCCATTAAGCATCCTCGTCGCTGTAATTTCCAGCTGGCAGGCGTAGGCGGGGTTGACCAGTCTCAGGATCGATTATTTTATCGTCCAGGACGTCTTTGTTTTGTTCTACGAATTCGGCGAGAAACTGCGTGGCTGGATCCGTTCTCATGACTAAATCTGTTGTGGCGCAATGTGAAATTGCCTATACCAAACGCCGCTCCATATAGTAAAGCAAACGTTAAGGCACAGAATTCCACGTTACAGCAATGTTCTATTCATTTATTGTACGTGCAGTGTTTCGATTTATAGATGGACGACACTCTTTTAGAGCTTTTTATCAGAGGCGCTGTAGGTGGCGTCAGTAAAACACAGTTGCTTAGAAGCTTTAGGGAAGATCATGATTGCTCAGAAGAGGATCTTGACTTCTTAGTTAAATCAGCATTTTTCAAAGAGAAACCAAAAAATATTGATCATAAAAAAATTTATGAACGTCCTCTGAAAGACAGAGCAGACCGTATTTGGTTTCCGTTCACTCAACTGTATTTTAAAGATAATTTTTTGTCAGAAGATGAGTGTCAAGACCTTATCGATTTCATCGAACAGGGTTTAAGACCGTCAACTGTCGCAAATGAAACTGACGACGGCGAAGTATCCGACTACAGGACTAGCTCGACGACAGATCTCGACCCCTTTGCAAACGAACTCTCCCTTCGTTTAGATCAAAAAATTACCGCTTTTATGGATCTTGATCCTTTTGTTGGCGAGACGCTTCAGGCACAAAAATATTTACCCTCTCAGTACTACAAAGAACATGTCGATTTCTTCTTTCCTTTCACAGAAGAACATAAAGTCTACTGCGAGTGGATGGGGCAGCGTACATGGACAGTGATGATTTATCTAAACGACGTCGAGTCAGGTGGTGAAACCTATTTCAAGTATCTCAACAAATACTTTAAACCAAAACAAGGGACGCTCTTGTGTTGGAACAATCTATATAAAAACGGAATTCCTAACTATAAAACAATGCATGAAGCACTACCACCTGTCTCAGGAAACAAATATGTGATCACAAAATGGTTTAGGAGTTGGCCTTTGATTTAATTTCTTTTGCGTTTTTCTTTCATGGCCAATGCGATAGCCAGCGCCTGCTTGCGACTGGTTACTTTCTTGCCGCTACTCGATTTGAGTTTGCCTGCTTTGAATTCCGACATTACCTTTTCGACTTTATCTTTCATTTAAATCACCATTTAACTTTGTGGCTCCAGTAACGAGCCGACATTTTATCGGGCTTTGCGTCTTGTGCGTTGTGACGTGCATAATACGAAGCCTTACGTGCCTTTTCTTTTGCGGTTTTAGGGTTTTTGCCAGCACCCTTTACGCCTTGTTGGCCGAATCGAATAATCTTTTCTTCACCATCCTTACAGGCTTTGACCACGTGAGACTTTGTCTTATGGTCAGGCGTGCGCTTTGGTTTGTTGCACTTCATGCGCTCTTTCGCCAAGCGCTTGGCCTTTGCACGGTCAGCCATCTCAGACCTTCAAAACGCCTCGATCGACTTTACCGATGATGTCATTGCGGACCTCACCCTTCATGGCAGTATCTCCTGATCCTGGAATACGCTCCTTTTTAAGTCCTTCCAGGAAGCCTGAAAGAAACTCCTCTGAACTAGGCCGCGATCCAGCTGATGAAGAAGTCATTGTCTATGTATGGCTGAGCACAATCAGCACTAGGAAGCTTGATAGAATTTGGCTTTTGTTCGAGCCACATGTTAATTTTATCAAACCTTTCTTTTGTGTAGTGCATATTGGTTTCAGTGTACCAGTTTTCTACTAAACTTGAACCTTTCGATCGATTGCAATTACTGCAACAGCAAGCCATATTCGACCTGACGTTGTGACCACCTTTGTGTTTTGGGAGAATATGATCGATAGTTGCGGTGTCTGGTGTTAACTTTTTACCGCAGTAAGCGCATTCCCAATTCCAAGATTCAAATATATAATTTCTGAATTTTTTTCGAGCGTCCTTAGGACTAAGAACGATGAGGTTGACTAATAAATCTTGCTCGCAATGAAACACTTTTGGTATTCCAGCCTTGTCAAAACTCTAGGCTGCACACACTTGTATTTTTGCTAAGCTCGGCTCGAGGGAGCATGGCGGAATAGGTAGACGCACCAGACTTAAAATCTGTTGGCCATTGGCTGTGAGGGTTCAAGTCCCTCTGCTCCCATCAATCTGTCAGACCAATTCTCTCATGGTCTTCAGAGGCAGGATCGAAGTCAGATTCTTCTAATAATTTAAGAATGTAAAACCGTAGGCGTTCCGAAACCCATTTCAAATCTTCATCCGAGATGTCCTGAATAATAGCATCAAGCCTTAGATCTCTGGGAGGTGGATATAGATATTCGGATATCAGGCACAATGCTTTATGTCTGCCTGAATTCAACTCATTCAACATGTCAAATACCCGCTACATCGACTGTGTTGTCGCTACTCAGAGCTGCTTGCTCACGTTGTCCAATAATTTCAACGCACTCCAAAGCGCCTGTCACTTTGAGATAGAGTTCCTTGTCCCGCATCAAAGACTCCTCAGCGGCCCTAATTCTTTCAGTCAACTCTTGCTGCTGAGCACGGAGTTGCTGCTCAGTGTCTGTCAGGATTTCGTTCATTGGCTTTACTGATTCGAAATAACTATAGCTTAATTTTCTCTGAAGTTCAGCCATCCAACGCCGCTACTATCACCTCCTCTAAAGAACCTGTCTTGGCTCTCTGCTCTGTCGTAAAGGACTCCTTTGCCCGCTTCGAGCACTGTTGTGTGCCAAAGCCCATTGACTATGTCCAGCTGCCCGCAGGGGTCATGACACAGCCAATGGGTTGAGCTGTATCCATAGATTGTAATCAAATAGTTAAATCCAAAAGGGTTTCGTTGCGACCCTTTGTAAGGAACTTGAAAGGCTACAGGACAACCATCGTCGATAGAGTCTTGTATTTCGAAAGGGCCAATACTGCTGCAAAAATACGCAGAAATACCATTTGCCGCAAAAGTTGCACGATGGTGTGCCCTATAAGTACCATCTCCCTGTTTTAATAACAGCTCTAAATAATCCTCATACGTTTCTATACTCCTAATACCTAAGGCACTCAAACACATTGCCATCGTGGCTATCTGTGATTTTCTTACATTGTCCTTATCGAATTCAGTGCAAGGAAAGTACGGAACACCAGGGATGTATCTCAGGTCACCGTCTATTACGTAAGCTGTCTCTTTCGGCTCGTCTTCAGGGCAATACCAATCCTCATTTCTTATCCACCAAATTCCAAATCCTGTATCTATTTTTGAAAATCCATCAAGCTCATCTAGCAGCATGCAATTAAGACACCGCCAAGATTTGCGTATCTGTGCGCGTCCTTCAGCCTCTTGTGGCTTTGCATATAAATTTGTGGCTTTTAAAGACTGTAGTTCGAGCGAGCGACCTACTTTCTTAAATTTCACTTGAGGCTAGGCGGCTTGTCCTTCGGCTCAACTATAGGTGGTTTTTTCTCGGATTTCTTACCGTCCTCTTTGCGACTAATACCGTACACAGCCAACACTGACGTCACCAAAGATGAAATAAAAGCAGCGTCTATCTTGATATGGCCCATGTAACTTGCGGTTAGCATCGCTAACGCCCAAGACAAAACACCAGCTGGGACAAGCGTTGCGAGTAAATCTCTTAGAGAAAATTGTGAGTCTTCGTCTTTCATGTGTACATTTTACGCTAAATGTGCTTCTACTAAGATCAATATACGAACGAGGATTTGTTATGTGGCGGCTGCTTGTCATCATCGCTTTTGCGGGAGCACCTGCTTACGCTGACATTACACATAAACTGCAGAGCTCAGTCCAGCTGACTGTAGACGCTGCTGCTACAAACGCGACGAGGATCGGATCCTCTTTCGCTATCAGCGGCAATGGAGTCGATACGACAGACGGCACTACTGCTAATACCATTTCTGCCGGCACAATCACCTCTGGTGTTTATGCACCTGGAACTATCTCTGCGACCCAGGACACTCCTGGAAGTTCTTTTTCTTTCAGTCAGTCCTACACCGCAGGTGACGCAGTTCCACAATCAGCACCGACGGTTGGCGCTGTGCCTAACTTTTCAAGCGTGATTAGCACCACAGCAGGAACATCTGGAGACCTAGCGGGCACTATCACCTCTGCTGGGGTGGTCACTGTGACAGCGGGTGGGGCAGGCACCACGGCCACGGGACAGCACGTCAGCGAAATTACAGTCCGATAGATGGACCGCTTACATGAAGGCATTGCATTGGGTTTTACCCTGGGGCTGCTTCATGGATTGATGCAACCTGGATACTCAGTGCCTGTTGTACCAAACTTTACACAGGGTAGTTTGACGCAGAAAACAGAAACGACTTCTGTAGTCACTGAGGTCATAAATTCAATGGATTACAACACAGGCTACCAATATTCCGTAACTGGCACTAATATACGAAATACAGGCAACAGTATTGCTCCCTCCACCACTTCAGGCAATAGCAATACTATCAATGGCGTCACCAGCACATGGACCACACTCGATGCTGCCAACAAGCCAAGCTGGGCGATTGTCGACAATACGAAAGGATTTCAATTCACGGAGACGCTGCAAGCTCCGGGGCTTTCAAACCACACGATTATAAACAGAACCACCGAGATAAGAAGCGTTACGGAAAGTACCTCAATCTTCTCACAGTAGGTGTACTTTCTTTATTTGCTAATCCTTCGCTGGCTGGTGATGTCGGTGGCGTTAGTGCTACTGCTAACCCTATTGCAAATAGTAGTGGGAGTGTAACAAACCAAGCTATACAGGTTTTACAAGGTCCGTATATAACTAATACATATGGTGCGGGAATACAATGCCAAGGTCCTACGCTCAATGTCACGCCATTTGTGACAAGAACTGGATCATATCAGCAACCGTTTGAAGATTACTATAATGATCCTGTTTATGACACAAGCGACCTAAACAACGATGGAGTTCTTGACAATCCCGGAAAAATTTTATACTACAAACCAATAAGAACTGGTCAAAAAAATAACTTTAGTTGGAACGGAGGTTTGTCAGCTACCTTATCAATACCGCTTGACCAAGGACTACAAAGAAGATGTAAGCAAGCAGCTGATGCTCAAATAGCAATTCAGGAACAACTATTGGCAAATCGGAGATTGGATTTCGAGATTGCCAGGCTTAAAAATTGCGGAGAGCTGGCAAAAGCTGGAATTACGTTCCGCCCGGGTTCTAATTTTGCACGGATTTGTGCAGACATTGTGGTCAGAATGCCTAATGAGAGCGTTGCTCCCCATGTGCATCCTATTTCTGTAAAGACCTTCTCAGCTGGAGAAGAGCCCGGTTCCGATCACGCTGGGCAAGAACACGCTCACGTACCGACTCAACCTTCGTCTTCTTCCCAAATACGCCAAACAGTTTCTTCTGCGCCTTCTTCACAGCAGGTTTCACCAGCTTTAGAAGCAAGTCGGCAAGCGGCTTTGCTAGGAGGGCCGCTGAGGTCGCAACAACAGCGATAGCAGCTGTAGTGGTGACTTGCTGAGGAGTCGGCAGAAAGTCTGTCAGCGTGGCCTTTGCCTCGACTGGCTGCGTAGGTACTGGCTCAGGTTCGTCTTGCTTAGGCGTGGTAGGTGTTTCCTCGTTTTGTTCAGCGCTGGGTGGATTTGCTCGAGGTAAATCTGAAGGTATCTCTGGCGTTGCAGGAAGCTCTGGAGCTTCTGATTCGTACGCGGGAGGAGGTGTTTCAGTCGTATAAACCAAGTCCTCTGGTGTGTAGTCGAGTGGAGTAAAACTTGGCGCATTCGCATCACAATATGTTCTTACACCCTTTGGATCATCCTCTGCAATTGTTTTTGATTTATGTGATAACGGATGACTGGTGACACAACCAGGTAAAAGCACAACTGGTGTACCGATATTGACAGTTACCGGCACCTCAATCGCGCTTACAACAGGAGGTTGTATCAGCCAACTGTGAATTTTTACAGGCTGAATACCTCTAATACCTATGTTAGGTATATCAGGCATCACCCCATCGGGATAGCGGGTCCAGTCTGCTTAGGTAATGCATCAAGCTGTACTTGATGTTGGCGTTGCATTTCAGGCTGAACTTTATCGGTGAACATAGAATCCATGTTTCCGGTCAGAGCTTCGGTCTGTTTGCCAAGTTGATTTGTCAGTTGGCCGCTGATGCTCTTGATCAAAGCTTCTTTCTGTTGCTCGATGATCTTATCCTTGTTCAGGTAAAGATAACCGATCAGTAAGTTTGGCGCCAAAGCAAGAAGGGCTGTGACTGAAACAAGAATTTTCAGAATCATTTTTCAGAATCAGCAGGGTCAGGCGTGTTGCCCTCAGCGACCCACTCAAGGTACCGCTGATAATCGCTGTTGTCGGGGTCGATTGGAATTGACAGTAATCTTCCTGATTCGCGCTTTAAAACGCAAACCAGGTTGCCAGAGATTAGGTCGTTGCAAAGTTGATAGTTCATGGCTCGGCAGTTAATGCAATGTGGGCTGCTGAGTTGTTAGTACGCATCCAAGCAGCGTGACCTGCTGTAGCGCCACTTAAGCCTTCACTCGAATGAGCACGAAGCTCCGCAGCAGTAGTGCTACTATTTCCAAGTAAAACTGCATTAAAATTGTCACTAACGCCATCACTTAAAAGGTCAAAATAGTTACTTCCGCTACTACTATCAAGAGTAGGTGCGGCTCTCATGACTACAGGAAAAGTGAAAACACTGTAAAAATTATTTGTTGCATAAATGGCACCACTAACGATTGATTTAGAGTTGCCGTCTGCAATCATATAATAATACCGTTGACACCTAGCAAGCTCATCGCCGAAGCTTCTGTGCTCAAATGCCGTGGCGACTTCGCCAACTTCTAACTGAACGCCGGTAACTTGAAAAGTTGCGCTATTCGTACCAATAACTTGCACCTGTCCTGTGGCTCCTCGTGCGTCAGATGCAGCCCAAGCCCCAGCAGAAGCGGTGCGGCTAGACCCGTTCCCAATGCCCCATAAAACCCGAAGTCCCACGCCATTTGTCGTTAGCCACGTTCCAGAGGTGTCTCCAGCGATAGTTATCTCTCGCCTCACCCAAGTGTTCGCTTCGGAACTAGAAATAGCGTAAGTGAAAGGATACGATCGATCTCTGGCAGAATTTTGAATTGACCCACCAAATGTACCGTTCAGCGAGGTTTTAACGTAAAAGCTGAAGGTTACTGTCTCGGCCGCTGAGGATCCCCAGGCTAAATTACTTACGTTTTGGCCTTCAATCTCTTGCATAAGATTGTAAGACTGAGTAGCCGGAATCGAGCTGTCAGCAGTTGTGACAGTAAACTTGTTTGATTTTTCAAATCCATCGGGTCCATCAGATACTTGCTGAAGAGTTCCCTCACCTGTAGGCGAACTTGAAATGCCGAACTTGAAACGATCGGCTGCGAAATAATTATTTGCATCATCGACTGTTACCGATGATCCAGCATTGCGCTGATCAATAAGCATCGCACCGTTAATAATCAGGTTGCGATTGCTCAGCTGACCACCATTAATATCCGTAATCTTGGCATTAACACCGCCGCCACTCGGTGATTCGATATTCGTTACCTTGAGCGTCGACATCAGTTACCTCTCGTTAGTTTTATTATAAGTTGTTTTATTTAGCAAGCCATCAGAACACACGGCACGCAGTAACTGCCATCACTGTAAGTCGTCGAAACCGTGGTGCTAGTTACCTTGGCAATGGTCTTAGAACGCACGATGTCATCATCCTGCGGTTTTGCCGTTCCATCACCAGCAGACATCAACAGATCACCGCGTGCAACGGTTGTGCCCTGAGCAATACGGATTACAAAGTCACCCGTCATCGCGCAGTAGAAGTCGTTGGTATAAGTGTCATCGTCATCGTCCCAGCCTTGGAAGACGCCAGCCACGTTGACATCACCTTCAACATCGCTGACCTTCATACGATTCAGCTGTTCGTTGTCTTCCGTTCCAGCGGCAATTGCAGGTGTCTTTACGTCGCCAACACTGACACCTTCAGGAAGCTCATCTTCCTCGGTGTAAAGCACTGCGTCTTGAGCTTCATAAGCCCATTCGCACATTTCATCAAGGTTGCTCAGTACAGAGCCCCGCAGGATTTCAATCCTTGCTGCTCCAGCTGCAAGTTGTGACCAACGCGAAAGGTGACCACCGTTATAAGAAACCGTAGAACCCGAAACATTGATTGTTCCCTCTTGTGTGTTTGCCTGCCTAAATTCAATTAAAATTCCGTCGTTTGAAATACGGTTGCAATACAGGGACGCTTCAGCAGAAACAGCTGAAACGATTGTGCCTGCAGAAGCGCTACCAACGTCGTTACAACCAATAGAGCAGCCTGCTGTACTGATTGAGGTTGTAGTTTTCCCAATCAACAAGTGCCCTGATGAGTCCAGGCGTGCCGCCTCACTAGCGGCAACCTCAAATCGCAGGCTATCGTTGCTGTGATCATATACAATTTTTCCTCTATCATTATCATCTGAGTCGCCGAAAAGTATGCCCTGAGTTCCAGTGTTGGCCGTAAGAAGTTGCAAATAGTTCGTACCAGATCTTTCTAGAACGATTTGTGCCGATGCGTGAGGCGTAACTCCAGTATCAGACGTTTTAACGTGCAATAAGTTTGCTGGAGCAGTTTCCCCAATACCTACGCCCGTGCTGTTTTCGACCATGCTGGAAAACTCCAGCGTCCCTGCCGTCCCTGAGTTCTTAAGAAACTGCTCTGCACTGCCATTGCTGGTTGGCAGGACGAATGTATTACTACCAGCTGCAGCCGGTGCATCGATCTCAGTAAAGCCTGAGCTGCTTCCGTTAAGTCTTAAGGTCATTCTGCTGCCTCCAAAGCGGTTACACGCGCCAGCAAGTCCGCGTGCTGTGTTTCAAGTGTTTCGACTCTAGTCTGAGCCTCCTGAAGCGCCTTGACGGCCTTCATGTAAAGCACTGAATATTTAACGCTTTTAGTGACAGTACCGAGATCGTTGCCGTCCTCATCGCGATCAGGCGATTCGCTAACAAGACCAGAAGATACAGTCTCTATTTCCTGAGCAATAACTCCAAGCTGCGTATGACTCTCGTACCCAGTCTGCTCTTTGAAATTGTAATTACGAACTTGAATCGCTTTGATGTCATCCCATTGAGACGAGGCGTCAACGATGTTTTCTTTTAGTTTTACGTCAGAAACTGATCCATAACTGTTGTTTGCATTCCTAAGATCACCATTATCTTTGATTGTGCATTCTTCGTTATTGGCATTATCACGGCATTGCAGAAAATCAGTACCGTCAGAACTCGAACCGTTTCTGAGGGTAAGATTTGTCAAAGAACTGCTGTTGGAAGTGCTGTAAAGATGTCCATCAGTTCCAATAACCAGCCGCTCAGTGCTTGAGTCACCATTAGCAGCACCTGTATAAAACTCAATCTGACCAGAACTGCCGCGAATCTCTAGATCATTGCCAGCCAGCTTGATCGGAGCGTAAAAAGTATCGTTTTGGTTTAAACGAATAACAGGCGTACTGGTTTTTTTGATTTCTAGTTCTGCCCCAGGAGATGTCGTCCCAATACCCAGCCGACCAGAGCTATCAACCGTCGCCCTGGTGCTGCCGCCAGTTGAAATATTTACTTCATTTGCACCGAAGAAAAAACCGCTATCGGTATCTGAACTTGAAGCTATTGCTGGAGCCGCTGCAGTACCGGTAGTTGTTTGTACTTGACCACTCGCTTTTAGTGGTGAAATACCGTCTGTTCCGTCAATAGTAATTGCCATAATTTACCTCAAATCACGACCCATGAAGAGGAGGACGGAATGGTAACCGTGATTCCTGAATTAATTGTAATTGGTCCTGCACTCATTGCATTCCGGTTCGTGGGAATAGTAAAAGCAGTGTCAACGGTTTGCTCATTTAAAAAGAAAACATGATTACCTGCACCACCTGTGGCACCAGTAAAGTTCGAAGCTAGTTTGGCCTCGGTAACTGTACCGTCACCAGGGGTATTGATATCTACCTGGTCTCCCTGCATAACAGCAAAGAAACTCAAACCGTTTGCAGGTGCAGTGGTAAATGTGATTTGAGTGTTTGCTACCGTGTAATCGACACTTGGGTTTTGAATAACACCGCCAACAGATACCAAAAGTTGGGAAGTACTTGCGGGTGCAACTGCAATGCCGCTTACTTCTAAATCAAATGTGGCGAGTGAGCCGTTGA